AGGTACTACCTTGAGGACAAACAAAGTTTACAAGCCCTGGGGTCATGTTGGGCACTCCTATTTAAATTTTCTTACTCTTTTATTATACCAAACTATTTTATTTCTTATCTGCAATATATGCTACTAAAACATCATGAATTACTTTAACTTCACCAGTTAATTGCTTAAGATCTGATTTAATTTCACTTTGATTGGATTCAAGATTATTTACCTTGTCTGCCATGCTAGATCCGCCATTGGGAAATATTTGATGCTCTACACGATCAAGGCGATCTGCTATTGTTCTACCTTTTTCATCTTTACCAAGAATTCTTTCAAATTTTCTTACCGTTGCATATCCAACACCTAATATGGCGGTAAGAGATAAAAACATTTGCCAGTTTTCGACAAACATCGCTATTGAATTATTCATTGTTTTATGGTATACTCCAAAGTAAGACTTAAAAACAATTATAACATATAAATAACATAGGAGTAATAAATGCCTGATACTAAAGAAGAAGTTAAAAAAGTATTGAAAATTTCAGATCGTTGTGATAGATGTGGTGCTCAAGCTTTTGTACTTGCTACTGGAGTTTCGGGGGATTTATATTTCTGTGGTCATCATTATAATAAATATGAATATTCAATTACTCAATGGGCTTATAAAATTGTTAATGAATTAGACACTATTAATGAAAAGTCTGCAAGTAGTAATATTTAAACTGCATATCTAATAACAACAATACCAGATCCACCATTTTTTCCAGAAGTGAAATCTCCAGCACTTCCTCCACCACCATTTCCAGAATTTGCTGGTCCATTTACACCACTGCCTGTTGATGGTCCACCACCTACACCACCTGCTGCGTATACTACTGATGCACCAGTTGAATATGTGTTTGCCAAACCTGCTCCAGCAGCACCACCACTATTTAAGTTTGCTGCATTTCCACCAGAGCCACCAGCACCGCCACCACCACCGCCAGCACAGTTAGTTTGAGTATATGTTCCAGCACCAGAGCCACCACTATTTCCTTGACCAGCAGTACCAGCAGAACCACCATTAGATCCATTACCACCACCACCACCAGAACCACCAGTGGTAGATGAACTTCCATTAGTTGTAGTTCCACGACCACCACCAGTAGCTACAACTGAATTAAAACTACTATTTGAACCTGGATTGGATGCACCATTTAATACTCCTGTTCCACCATCACCAACTACAATTGAGTAGGCTGTAGCAGTTACTGAAGATGTTCCAGTTAACATACCTCCAGCCCCACCTCCACCACCACCAACGCTGGATACGCCTCCGCCACCGCCTCCGCCACCTGCAACAATTAAATATTGAACAGATAAAGATTTTGATGGTGTAAAAGTTCCTGGAGATAAAAAAGTATGTGAGTAATATGTTACTCCACCTTCAGTATAAGTGTTTATAACTCCTCCAGAAGCTTGCGGTGAAGAGCGAGAAGAAGTTATAATTTTTCCAGTATCATTCTGTCCAAACCATTCACTTACTTGAGTAGATGCAAGCATTCTATATAAAGGATTAGCCATTTACCAGTTTCCTTCTGGACAAACTGCTTCTTCATTATTGTGTAACCATTCAGATGGACAAGCACATTTTTCACAAGTACTATATTCAACTAAAAAGAAGGGACATTCTTTACAAATATTAACTCTTTCTTCAATCATAATCCAACCTTTGATTTAAATGTATTAGTTACTGAAGTCATTTCAGTATCACTTAAAGATCTATTGTAAACTGCAAACTGTCCTATTCTAGCATTCCAGTTTGTGCCATATTCATCACTATAACCAATATTTGCTGCGGTTGCTGACAAATCTATGTTTGCAATTCCAGAAGTATTAGTTGTAAGAATAGTTCCATTGTCCCAGATTGTTCTATTAGTTCCAGAATAATTACATCTTAATCCTATAACGTGCCAATTGCCAGTTGAATTTGGTAATCCAACGTTTGTTCTAGTATCTGCACCACAGCATCCACCCTGATCCCAGTATATAGTTCCATCAACCCAAGTAGCGTGACTAAAAATACTACGACCATAACCAGCAGTACCATACCACTTAAAAGAACCAGTAGTATTTAATGCATTTTGATACATTGTAAAAATAAAGGTATACCCAGAAGTATTATTTATTCCAAAAGAATTAGAAGCTGGTCCATTTGCTCCATATCCATTCGTATTAAAATATTTTATACCAGATGAGTTGTAGGATGGTGAGCTAGTCCAAGTAAAATTTTTACTATTTCCACTTATGTCATTCCAAGTAGTTCCAGTACCAGAATATGAAGAAGGATTATTTGCATCTAAATATAGCTGTAGTCCAGTATTTGTAATATCTAGAGTTTTACCAATGCGAGATGGGACAGATAAATCTCCGTCTTGATTAAACCAGTCAGATACTTGGCTAGAAGAAACCATTCTATGCAAGGCACTAGACATTAGGTAATCCTATTTACATAACCTGAAATCGTAATGACATTTGTAGTTGCAGCATAAGCAGCAACTGTATTAGCAGCACTGCCAGTTCCAGTTAAAATTAAACCAGGAACAACTAAAGTTAATCCAGAAGTAGCAGGAATAGATAATTTAATATCATTATCAACTGCTGTTGTTCCACCAAATTGAATTGTTAATACTACTGCTGCTGCTGAAGAATTATATGCATATAGCCAAATTTCATCTTGTATTGTTGCTGATGTTCCAGTTGCGTGAATAGTTGTACCAACTGAGGCAGTAGCAGCAACCTTAATTGCTTTACCTTGTGTTGATCCTGAAAGTTTTTCTTTTGAAAAAGTTGCCATATTTATATTATACCTTATCCAAATACCTGTATTGCTATTATGAGCTGAGCGTCATCTGATGTTGGTGTTGGACCAGGATCTCCTTGTGGTCCCTGTGGTCCTTCTGCTCCATTTACTCCAGGTACTCCTTCTACTCCATTTAATCCAGGATCTCCTTGTGGTCCTTGTGGTCCTTGTGGTCCTTCTGGTCCCTGTGGTCCTTCTGCTCCAGCTGCTCCATTCATTCCACTTAATCCAACTTCTCCATTTAATCCAGTTAGGCTAACATCACAAGTATTTGATTCCCACATAGCTGTAGGTTGTTGAATAATATCTACAGTATAGCTATTAGATCCAACACTTGATATATTTCCAATAATATTTCTAGATGCATTATAATATGTAGGTAATGGTGAATTAATAGTATCTCTTTCAAAAATCCAACTAGAAGTAACTGTTGGTGAGGCTGGAGCAGTTAGTGTCTGAGGGTATCCAGTAATTACTGTTCCAGAGACAGTGTCTACAAAAAGTTGAATTACCCATCCAGATCCATTTGCAGCACTTGCTGTTATATATTGATTAGGATATATGTCCATAGGGGAAGAAGTATTAAATGTTACGGGTTGGTATTCTAAAGATGCTGAATTTAATGCACTAGCTGATGTTGCTGAAGCAGAAAGGACTGGATTAAGTTCTCCAACATCATAAATATTTTTAAGTTTTACATTATCTCCTACTGAATATGCATAATCATTAACATCTACATAAACTAATACATCTGAACCAAAATATCCAGGTATAGTTCCAAGAGCTACATCCGTTGTAGCATTTAATAGATTAAATCCTTTTGCTGCAGACTGTGCCTCTAACTTTGTTGCATATATTGTAGAAGCATTTATTTGTGTTAAATATGTAGAAGAGGCATTTACCTGTGTTAGATAAGTTGAGGATGCTGTAGAAATATCTAATTTATTTCCAAGAGCTGTTGTAATTGTGGAAGCATAGTTTGCATCGTCTCCAAGGGCTGCTGCAAGTTCGTTTAGAGTATTTAATGTAGATGGAGCTGAATCAACAATTGCTGCAACTGCTGCTGCTGATGCACTTGATAAATCAATATTATTCAATTCCGTTTTTGTTGCATATGTTGTTGAGGCAGAAGAAGCAGAAAGTTTAGAATCAATTTGGGTCTGAATGGCACTTGTAACTCCATTAAGATATCCAATTTCTGTATCAGAGACATCTACTACCCTAAGTTGAACTGTTCCAGTTTGATCTGGAAGAGTAATTGTTCTATCAGCAGTTGGCTCACCTGGCTCTAAAGTTGTTTCAAATTCATTTGCTGTTGTACCTTCAAAAATAATATTATGTGGTGCTGGAAGATATATGCCGTGAATAGTTGGTGTTTGCCCAATAGCAGTAATTGCTGGTCCATTAATTGTTGGAGTAGTTAAAGTTTTATTTGTAAGTGTTTCTGTTTTTGAGGCAGTTGATTTATTATCTAATTGTGTTTGAATGGCAGAAGTTACACCATCTAGGTATCCTATTTCAGTATTAGAAACATTTGCAACTATTGTTTGATATGTATTTGAAGCACTTACTTTATTAAGATATATAGCACTTGCTGCGGAAGTTTCTAAATAATCAGCAGTTAAATCAATACCAACAATATCCCAAGCGGTTCCATTAAATTCATATCCATCAAAAATTTGACCAACAGAAGCGGATCCAGGAAATATTGTAGCCATAGTAATCTAATTATATCATTATATAATTATATGGTATATAGATTATCCAACTTTCCAAACTGCAGTTTCTAATTCATTTAGGGTTGAATTTGCTCCACCGTTACTTGCTACAAAACCTATATTTGCTCCAGGGGCAGGAGGAGCAGACAAAGTTGTTTGAACTCCAGTAGTTAGCGTATGAGTTGTATTGCCAGCGTAATGATAATGACCCGAATAAGGATAGGTAACAGCTTGTCCATCAAAAGTACAAATATCTTGCGAACCATTGTAATACCATGAAGCCCAATTATTATTAGCTGGTCCAAGAGTCACTGTTGTTCTAAGTACATGAGATCCTGGAGCACAATAGTATCCAGCACCATTTATGATTCCGTAACCAAGCCCATAAGTAAACGTTCCAGTTACAACATAATTTCCAGAAGGTAAATTTGGTTTTAATAAATAATCAACAGCCCAAGGATAAGAATTGCCGTAAATAGTAACAGGGTTAGTTTTTGTTAAAGCAGCTGTATTTCTTGTCCAAGTTCCAGAAACTTTAGACCAAATTTGAGAGACCCTGTTTATTGTTCCACTAACTTTTACATGCATTAGTAGACCAGCCAGATGTCTCCGTTAGAACCGCCACTAGGGGCAGAAGAAGAGACTGTAATTAAAGATCCACCAGAAATTCTGGCTACTCCTACACCACCTTGTTGAAGTGTTGTTGCATTTACAGTTCCACCAGAAATTGTTTTATTAGTTAGAGTTTCTGTTCCAGATAGTGATGCTTTTGATGCTAAAGCATTAGTAACCGTTGTTGCATAGCTTGAATCATCATTTATTGCTGCTGCTAATTCGTTTAAAGTATCTAGTGCTCCAGGAGCTGAGTCAACAAGGTATGCTACTGCTGCCGCTGATGCAGAAACAATTCCAGAATTTAAAGATCCTATTGTTGCATAGGTTGAAGAAGCGGATGAGGTAGTTAAATATCCTGAAAGATCAATATTAGCTTCAAAATAATCTAAAGCAGACCAAGCACTTGATCCATTTCCAATTTTAAATTTTCCAGTATTTGTTTCAAATCCAATTTCACCTGAAAAAAGGGTAGGATTGGCACTAGTCCAGTTTGCTGAAGTATCTCTTCTTAATTGAATCTTAGTTGTCATAATATTATAATTATATCATTTAAATAATCTTTATATAATTAAAAAATTCGCAAAAATCCGCTCGCAAAAATCGGCAAAATAGTATACATCTTCCACCCCTTATAACTCCGTTATATATGTAGAATTTTTGGGGGGATTTATAAATATGCAGACTTATCCCTTATATGAAGGTTATAATCTTTTTTGATGATCTTTGAACTTTTGTCCGAATGCATGAATTCCATTGAAATATTTTCTACCTGAAGTATGTGCTTTCTCTTTATCTTCATTAACTCTTTGACGACCTAGTTCATTTGCATCATTTTGTTCATTTTTAATTAAGTCTTCTGAAAAATATTTATTAACAGTATCTAATTCAAATTTATCTATAAAGTACCTTGGCATAGGAATAAAGGCAGCTAAGGTATCACCTTTTTTAAATTCTACTACCCTTCCTGGATCGGTTAGCTTTATATTAAAGGTAAAGTCTCGTCTTATCTGATCTGCCTCAATAACTGCTGTCATTGCTACAGCTCCTGGGGTAAACATGTTAGGAGCTTGAATTGTCATTAAATTTATTCCTGGAGGGGTTTTTAGTTGAAAGCTATTTTGAATAGTTAATACTCCTTCAGCAAATCCTGGATGAATGTTTTGCATGGAAAAAGAATCTCCTGGCTCGTATATGTTAATATGAATATCTTTAGGATTTCCTGATGAACCATCCCAGGTTGCATCAAAATCATATGCTGCCTTGATAATAAATCCGTATTGATTTCCTATGTTAAGGGGTAAACAATAGTAAGCATGGTTATTAAACCAATCTCTTTTAATATTACCCTTTAAAGATTCTACAATTTCTGGATATCTATCATACTGCTCTTCTCTACCAGGAAAAGGGATTATTAATATTTTATCCTCAGGGACTTCAAAACCAGGATCATTGATATAGTCCAATTAAATAACCCATCCATCAAAGTATTGGCTATCCTGAGTCCAGAACGAGGCAAGGGTATATCTAACACTATCTTCTATTTTAGATACGCCATGAAGGTGCTCTGGGTCTCCTGGGTGTATTGCAAGTTTTCCAACGGCAGGGGAAATGTCAAAATTATGATTTGGATAATATGTATGTCCACCAGAGTAATCATCATTTAAATATATAATAGCTCCATACTCTCTATGATTAAACCATTCTAATGATTCTTTATGATCTTCGTGAGCATTTGTCATATCGTCACAATGTGGGGCTTGTTCCATTCCAGGAAACCAACGAATGACTTGAAATAGATCTGGATATATCTCTGATAGGTTATATGAGTCTTTTATTTGATTTCCCACTCTTTGACGAATATCATATAACATTTCCCCGATTTCTTTGTCATGAGAATAAAGATGTTGAGCATTTAAGCTTCTATTACTCCAGAACTCTGATCCACCTTGTTCCCATGGTTCTATTCCTTTTACAAATTCTAAAATTTTATTAGATTCTTCTATAGATATAAAGTTATCTATTGTTTTTGCATTAAACATTTTTATCCCTTCAAAAATAAAAATTTAGCTACCAGAGAGTGTAGATACAACAATTACTGCTAATACAATCCAGAAGATGTATCTTATATAATCTTGATTATTCATTTGCTTCTCTCTTTGTTTTTTAATAATTCTATCCCCCTGCCCCCAACTTTTCTAAAACTTTTAGTTTTTTAAGATTCGCTGCACTCATAGTGTAATTGCATTTTTTATACTTGTCAAATTGAGCTGCCAGAAACATTGAAATATTAAATTATTTGTTACTTAATTGTAACATATTGTCTCACATAATGAGATATATATTCATATCCCCGAAAATCTGAATATTTTTATATTTGCAGCTAGATCCCATTTTGAAGAAAATCTGAATATTTTGTTAATGTGTATGATTCGTATATTTAGAAAAAGCTCACCTTTTTATTAGTGAGCCCATTCTATTTTTATTTAGTTTTGACAAGTGCAAAAATTCTAGTTTTTAGAACTCATCTTCGAAATAGTTTTCTATTTCTTGGTCACTCTCACACATGATACAGTAATTAATTTCCCATGCTGTTAGTTTATCATCACAGGTGATGCACTTATTTTTTGTAATGTTTTCAAATGCTAGTTCAGTCATTGTTATTACCCCTCAATCATTTCGATAACTACTGCACCTATTGCAGATAGTAGACCAATGATAGCCGTTGCTATCATCACATTGGCAGACATAAAGTTAAAGCCAATCACTAGTAGTTGTAGTTCTAGTAGTAGTGCAGGTAGTGAGAATACTGCAACGAATACTAGTGGGGCTTGTAGGTTGAATAAAAACATTTTGTTTCCTTTGTTAGTGTTGAGATTTATTTGCTAGGCTCATCCAATTTCTTGGCTTATTTGCTAGGCTCACTCTCAACCTTTCTTATGTCTTTAGACTAGCAGATAACCCTGACAATTTCTACCTGAATCTCACTATTTGAGACAATATTTTTGTGATGTATGTCATAGAACATCTGTTCGAATGCCCGCGCCCCTGTGTATAACCTGTGTATAAGATGGGTATGAAATGCCCCTGAACCTGTGGATTATTGTTCACCTAATGTTAACCTAAACACACCCCCTAAATGACCAAAATTGTCAGACCCCTAGTGTATGATGAAATCATAAGACAAAAAGAAAGGGGTCAAAAATGACTTACTTAGTAACAAACAAGAGAGACAACATCTCTAACGAATACATCTCTATTCATTCCGCCTTGCAAATGGTTGCAAGTTGTTTTGACGGTGCAGGTATCACCTGCGAAATAGTAGACACCCAAACGGGTGAACAGGTAGAAATCTACCGTAATCCTCTAACAGGTTGGAAGGTGGCTTAAATGGCTTACACTAAAATAAAGAATGCACGACTGCTAGTAGATGCAGTAAACGACCTAGAGCGTACTCTAAAGTATGACCCAACCAATCAGCGAATGATTGACCACTACAATCGCCAAATAAATCTTTTGACTAGGCGTGTCTACAGGTAAAACTGTCAGACCTCTAGTGTAAGATAAAACTAACAACAACAAGAAAGGGCATCTAATGTCACTAATACAAATAGCACTAATCATCTTAATACCTAGCCTACTGGCTGGGGCGTTGGCTTACTTAGTCGTAAGCGTTACAGAACTAAAGGCTAATAAAAAAATGTGGGAACAAGCCTACACAAAATTAGCAATCGAATTTGAACTATCTAAGGCAGGTAAATAAATGATGACACGCAAAGACTATGTAGCAGTAGCAGAAATTCTAAACTCATACCACTTAGACATTGATGCACAAATCTTTGAGGATTTACTTTCAGACTTTCAAGTATTTTTCAAAAGAGATAACTCTAACTTTGATTTAACACGATTCAGAAATGCGGTAATTAAATAATGAAATTCGTTCACAATAAAATTGACGGAACTTTTATTCTTGGAATTAGTTTCTCTAACTACTACAATAAAAAACTAGGTAGCAAAAATTCTTCCCTGATTTTTGACTTAGGAAAACATTCAATCGCATTTATTTTTAGAGGTGAATACTAAATGAATAGTTTTTATTCTTGGGTTTTAATTTTATCCCTTGCCACTTTTATTTATTTGCTAGTGGATAATTTTACAGACTAAAAAAACCGAGCTGATCGAACACCTGTTCGAGAAGCCCGCGCCCCTTTATCCACAGGCTGTTAAGAAGTTGTGGAAAATCCCCCTGGAAAATTTCGTTATCTTTTTGTTATCAAAATAGGTAGAAATTGTCAGACCCTTGTGGTAAGTTATAACTATAACGAAAGAGGTTAAAAATGAGAGTCTATGAAATTGCTAAGCAGTTAGACATTCCTTCAAAAGATGTCAAGATGTATTTAGAATACATTGGTCAGCCCGTCAAAAGTGCATCGTCAAGTGTTGAGCCAATGTTTGGTGAGATAGTTGTCAAGCGTATTAACGAGTCTTTCAAGGACTTTGTACCTTATTGGGTACACCCACCATTCTAAACTGTCAGACCTATCTGATAAACTAATTAAACAACCTACTAGAAAAGAGAAATACAATGGGACTACAAACTACACTTGCAATTGCAGGACTAGAACTAACACTTGAAGAACAGGTTGGCATTCACTTGCGATCTAATCTTTATCCACCAGTACCACTTTCAATGGTTCAACCTTGCGTAGATGCTATTCATGCCTATGACAATGAGGACTATCATACTGAAATACAATTGCCAGAGGGCGTTGAATGGCGTGGAAGTAACTTTGCACCTGCTTCAGCAATTGTTGAGGGACATCGCCTTGACGGATTCTTAATGGAAGATGAGTGGTAAAGATGAAATTTATAGCAACACCTGAACAACTTAGGGCAAGACTTGAGTTGCGTAGAAGTAACGCCTCTGCTAAGCACGTTAATAAAAAGAAATACAATCGTAAGAAAAAACACGTTGGCAAATCTACCTTTTGGGATTAGTATGAAATTTATCTTTGCACTATTTGTAATCGCACTTCTTGTATTGCCAGTCATTGGTTTTGTTGATGGGCTTGGTTATAAAAAAATGGATAACGAGTATTTGGATTCTGCAAGGTGGGTTGACGGAAAATAGGGGCAGCTCGAAAGAGCCGCGCCCTGTGGATAACTTTATTTAAGAACTTAAGAAAATAGCCTGGATCGTGTGGAAAAATGTCAGACCCTTATGCTATGCTATGAGCATACCTACTAAAGAAAGAAACACTATGTCAGATACAGAACTAATCAAGGATTTATTCGAGGGTGTTATTGATGACAATGCCCTTGCAAAATTATCTAAAGAAGAATTAGATGCTATTAACAAAATGCTAACGGAAGCAGGTTACTAAAATGGGTGCAAGAGTAAATTACATCTTCGATGATGGTAGCGAAGCAATTACCGTATTGTATTCCCATTGGGGTGCAGATAGTATTGCAGAAGATTTAGACATGGCATTTGAACACGCACTAAAGCGTAAGGGTGACTATGGCTATTGGACAAGAATGGTTATTAGTTATTTAATTAAAGACCAATTGCTAGAAGATACAGGATTTGCTATTTTTGCTATTCCTCGTACAGAAATAAGTGAACTTGACAACTGGGGTGAAAATGTGGTAATCTCTTGTGAAACCGCTACCCACGACTATGAAAGGTCATACTCATACAATGGCTAAGATGAAAACAATAGAAATGATTCTAATGGAAAACCACCCCAATGGAATCTTTAATGAAGACGATGTGTGGGAAGCCATTGCAGAAGCAACTGGTATGGACTATTCAGAAATAGCAGATGGAGATTTAACAGAATGGCTATAAAATTATTTAATAAGAAACCAGAATTAACAGAAGATGAAATATATTCTAAGTTAGATAAACTAATGGGAGAAATGTCTTCTATTGATATTTATCTTGAATACCTTGAACTAAGGGAAGGTATGTAATGATTCTTGGATTCTTGTTAGTATTTTTTGTATATTCAATTACTGTAATGACAACCGTGTATATAAATAATAAGCAGCTCTAAGGAGCCGCGCCCCAAGATCCCACATTTGTCAAGGCTTAAGAATGTGATGTAAATCACCCTGAATGGATTTGATTTTGTCAGACCTTTCTGGTATAGTAATACTATCAACAAGGGAACAATCCCACAAAAGAGAAGAGATGCAAATGGCAAAGACAATCGCCCCAACTGTTGGCTCACAGTTCGTAACAGCAAAGAGCAAGGTAACTGGAGTCGTTCAGGAAGTAATCAAGAACGCCAATGGTACTATGCGTATCCGTCTTGACGTAAATGGTCAAGACCGTTGGACTACTGCTAAGTAGTTAAGACAAGTTTGGGTGGGGTGTTTACCTTCATTTTCGCCCCACCCTTAAACTGTCAGACCTCTATGATAAGATAAATCTACCTACAAAAGAAAGAAGAACAAAATGGGCTTAGACATGTATCTTCGTGCCAACGAATACGTTTACCGTCACAACTTTAATCGTCAAACAGATGAAGACACGATTAATCCAATCTTTAATGAAATTGTTAGTCGTCTTGAATTAGAAGATGTGATTGACAAAACTGGTTTTGCTGGATTGACTATTGATGTACCAATGGGCTACTGGCGTAAATCAAACATGATTCATCATTGGTTTGTAAATAACTTAGCAGATGGTGTTGATGAATGTCAGCCAATCACAGTTCGTAGAGAAGACCTAGAGCAGTTGAAAGAAACCTGCATTGAAGTAATTGCTAATCCAGAATCAGCAGAAGAATTATTGCCAACAGGTAGTGGATTCTTCTTTGGCTCTACTGACTATGATAAGTATTACTTTGGAGATTTGAACGATACTCTTGGCATTATTAATAGATGCCTTGATAGTAAGTTCGACTATTTTGAGTATCAAGCCTCTTGGTAAGATAACTCAATTAATTAAAAGGTAGCCAATACCGCCAGGTTGTTGGTGATTGAATGATAGAGATCTAAATCCTGGCACACCTTTGGTCTGGTGGCTCAGTTGGTTAGAGCACCGCCCTGTCACGGCGGAGGTCGTGGGTTCAAGTCCCATCCAGATCGCAAAGCTAAGCCGCGCCCCTGTGGATAACTTATTTAAGAAGTTTAAGAAATGCCCCTAAAAATGTCAGACCCCTGTGGTATGATGAAATCATAACCTACTAGAAAGAAGTACAAATGCCAAACTGGGTATTTAATTCACTTGTTGTATCAGGTGAGAAATCAGAATTAGATAAGATGGTTGAGCAATTAAATCAACCCTTTGTAAAACATTTCCCTGAACATAAATTTGAGAACAATGAAATTGTTTGGGTTGCTGACGAACAGCACTATGACAATCCTGTCTTTGCTTTTTGGAACATTGTAAAGCCAACAGACCTTGAAGCATACTATGAAACAGATGTGCACAAGGGTAACAAGAACATCAAGAAAGATGATGATGGTAAATTTGATGGTGAATCTTTTATGCAAGAGTTTGTTCGCTCTATGAAAGAAGACCAAGACTGGTATCATTGGAACTGCCGTAACTGGGGAACTAAGTGGGACGTAGCAGTAGATAATAATTCTCAGTATTCAGATACTAGAATGGAAATTACTGATGATGGTTCTGTTATGTATCACTTCAATACCGCTTGGAGTCCTATTGGTGAGGTTCTAATAAAACTATCAGAACAATACCCAACTCTTAACTTTGACTATGAGTATGAAGAAGAGCAAGGCTGGGGTGGCAGTTGTACATTCTTAGGTGGAGAAGACATTGCCTGTGGTGAGTATGACATTCCAATGTCTCACAGAGACTACAAAGACAGAGACCAAGAATGTATCTGTGAGTATGGAGACCCTGAAAACGGGTATGAAGATTGCCCTATAGATACCACTAAATTCAAGTGGGATTCAGAACTAGAGGAATGGGTAGAATTGTCAGACCTCTCTGATACACTAGTTTCAACAACCAACCTACAAGGAGAATAAAATGGAATTCACAAGAAGCGAACCAACATTCGGAACACCAGCAACAATAACACCAATGTCAGAGCAAGTAGCAGTAACACCAGCGTATGACCCAAAGGCAACAATCCTTGTCAAAAAGGGTTACTATCACGAATCACCAGCAAACATAGAGTATGCAACAGAAAATGCAGATGACATCTCAAGAACTTATTGGAGAGTTGGTGCATTAACAGAAACTAACAACAGGAACTCACGAACAGTTGATGCTGTTAAAGAATACCTTGTTGAGAACTATGAAGACATTGGTGAAGAACACGCAACTGAAATTGCAAACATTCTTGGTATTGATTTAGCCAAGACAATTGAAGTTGTATTTGATGTAACAATCAGAGCAACCATTTCTGTTCCACTTGGAAAAGATGTAGATGATTTAAGTGTCTATGACTTTGACATTGAGATTTCTTCAAATGAATCTGAATACGAGATTGAAGAATCAGAAGCAGACATTGATTCAATTAGGAACTACTTCTAGATTTCCTAGTAGGTAGGAAAAGTCCTGGGCATAGACAATAAACTGCCCCCTCTCAAAGCTTGATCCGCGCCCCGTTATCAAATCGTTATTTAAGAGCTTTAAGAAAACCCCCTGAAACTCTCTGATAAACTTGACAAATGTCAGACCTCTAGTGTATAGTAAGACTATTAAACAAACTACCTAAGGAAACAAAATGGCAGATGCAGTAGAAATTATAAACGGTGTTGGCTCTATGTACTCATTCAGAGAACCTGCTTGGCATGGTCTTGGAACTGTTGTTACAGAAGAACACACTACAAGTGAAGTTATGGACATAGCACACTTATCAAACTGGAATGTACGTCTTGAAGATGTGCAACTACCTGAGGGCTACACATCAAGCAAGTCTAACTATCTTGTTGTTCGTGACCACCCAGAAGATGGACATTCAGATGTTCTAGCAGTTGTTGGTGAGCGTTACCAAACTTTACAGAATGAAGAACTATTTGCTTTTGCAGATAATCTTCTTGACGGTGCTCGTTGGGAAACTGCTGGCTCACTAAAGAATGGTCGTGTTGTATTTGGTTCTCTTGCTCTTGAGCGTGAGACCGTACTTGACCCTGATGGCGTGGCAGATGTTGTTAAGTCGTACTTGCTTGTAAATACATCACATGATGGTTCACTTGCTGTTCGTGCATCAGTAACTCCTGTTCGTGTTGTATGTGCAAATACTCTTGACCTTGCTCTAAAGGGTGTCAAGCAGTCTTTCAAGATGCGACACACATCAACACTTGAGGGTCGTATCTTAGTTGCTCGTGAAGCATTAGGTCTTGCAAATACTTACATGGACGAATTTGACAAGATGGCTCAAGCACTTATTCAAAAGGAAATCACAAAAGATACTTTTAATAAGATTGTTGAAAAGGCTTACCCAATGCCAAACAAAGATACTAAGGGTGCTATGACCAAGTGGGAAACCAAAGTTGATTTGTTAGATGAGATTTTTGCATCAGACACAAACTCAATGATTAACAATACTGCTTGGGGTGCTTTCAACACATTGACTGAAAGACTTGACTGGTATCGCTCTGCCCGTAATGGCAACAACGAGGGAATCCTTGCAAGTGCATCAGGCTTTGACCCAGTTATCACAGCAGAAAAGAACAAACTACTTTCCATTGTGAAAGAGGTTGCTTTCGCCTAGTAGGATAAAATCCGAACAGTAGGAAACTCTCAGTTACACAGAGTATAAATAAGGGTAGCACGGTCCTGAGCATGACCACTAAACTGCTCACTTCTCATGAGCTGCAAATCCCGCGCCCCCTAATTATCTTATTAATCATTTTATGACGCATTAAGAAATCGTGTGGAATTGCCTGGGCAAAAATGTCAGACCCTTATGATAGGATACAAAGTATCAGCCTACAAAAGGAACAAAATGGATTACAAGACTCTTGCTAGTCAATTAGCAGATGATTTAGTAGAACTACATAATGTTGGTGGTATTGAATTAGAACAATGGCAAACTGCTTATGAATTTGTAAAGATTTATTACAATACAGAAGAAATGGTACAAATAGTAATTAGGGAGAAAAAGGTATGACCTATCTAGTAGCAACAACAGAAGTTATTTATCAAGAAGCAGATTTAATTAAAATGATGTTAGCAACAGGTGAGTATGGTATTCATGGACACCCTATTTCACATGAGGCTATGGTAGAGTTTGTTAAAGATCAAGAATGGCAGATAGAACATAATTTATTCCTTGACAAATTTGATGTACCTTGCCAGATTTCAATTAAAGATGAGGACGGCACAGATTTATTCTTTGCTAAGAACAAGTTGGAGATAGTGTAATGGATTTGTATTTCTATGATGTAGAGTTTGTATTTGAACACATGGTTATTTTAGTTAATGTTGGTTTTCCTACACCGCCAGATGAACTAGAAGATACAGATAGTTTTGTTATTGAATCAGCAACAGATAAATTAATTGACAACTATAAGATTGACCCGTCAGTTTTATACCTACAAGACATAATCGTACACGAAAGGGATTAGTAATGAAACTAAGAGGAATCTTTGAGGGAACTTTTGAATCCGTGTGGAGTATGGAAGTTCCACAAGCAGAGTGGGACAAGTATCTAGAAGAGCACCCAGGAATTGATGAGACTGATAGTGACGACATTCAGCAGATGTGGGACTATTTCAAGAGCATTGGTTGTTATGATGAGATTGACGACACAGTAGATACTGATGTAGTAATGATAGGTATAGAAACTTATGGAGTTGATGTAGATGTTAATGAATAAAGTAAAATGCTGTATGTGTGATGCTACCTTTTTAGAGTATGAAGATGAAATGGCATTTAGTTGTATAGAGTGTGGCAAGGAAGACTATCTAATGGATTTAGGAGAAGTAGAAGTATGAGTAAGCAATACCATTGGGTAGTTGTGTATGATGAAGACTGGGGAGCCTTTATGGTAGATGCAGAGGGAGAACTGCTTGACCGTGATAGATTACTTTATAACAAGGAATCAGGTAAATGGGAGTATCTAGAAGAAGATACAGAACAAGAAGCTGAATATTACAGGCTAGAAGAAATCCTTGCTTATAACATAACAAGACTTGACTTAACAGAGAAAGTGTAGTAGGATACGACTATGAAAACATTAGAAGGCGTTACAGTAGAATACACACAGACAATCCCTACAAGTAAGCAGATGCCAGAGTTTTATGTATGGCAAGAGGGCTATGAGTCTTATGCAACCATTACATACCTTGACCGTGTGGTAGAGATTGAACGTGGTGGTGAGATGCACCTAACAATACCAAACTTAGTTAATGGTGAACTAACAGATGAGTATGGAGTTATTGTTAGATACTCTGACGACTTAGAGGCTGCAGGTATCAACGATGACATTCAGTTGATGCAGTTTATTAAAACTATTAGCAATAGTGGATTTGAAGTGTATCGTATGAATCCTTGGTGGGAAGTGTTTGCTCACAACGAGGACATGGGAGAAATTTACGAAACATTCTACGAAGCAATTGATGCTGGCATTGATCACATCACAGACGACCAATGGTGGGACTAATGGATACAGCAATTAATAGATTTATTAAACATACAATAGCCAACCTTGAGGGGGCTTTAGAAAAAGATGAGCCGCAAATAACGTGGGCTGTTCTAAAGAATCTATCAAGTGTGATAGAATCCTATGTGGAGGCGATTGAGCATGAACTTGAACTCGTATAGTGCTTTTGACTTTGTTATCCCCAATTGCCTGGAGCCTGGGGATATCATTCAATGGCAAGAAGAAATCTACACAGTAAAAAGCTTTGACTTACTATCTGATGGTTTTATTATATATGCCATAGATGAAATGGAAGAAGATGTAGAACTACTTATACCAGATAACACAGTACTATCATTAATGGAAGAACAATAGATTTGACAATCCCTGTCAAAAATGGTAAGATAATAACAAGGTAACTCTTAAGGAGAGAACATGACAAGAGAGCAAATGCGTACTCTAAAGAAGCAACGTTTCACTTCACTTGAAAAGTGGGGAGACACAGAACGTGTAGTAATCCGTGACGGTTTGGGACATTTTATCCACAACGTCAATCTTACATCACTTCGCCGCAACAAGGTAGTTAAGTCCCGATAATGCTGGCTAGGGGGCAGGGAGAGTCTCTGCCCCTTTTGTCAGACCTCAATGCTAGAATGGGACACTATGGGAAAATCACAGACAGAAAGCGTAGCGGATAAAATCGTTGCACTTTTAGCAGACGGTAGAATTAGTCAGGCACAATGGAGACTTTGGATACCAAGACGAATAACAGAACACAACAAAATGATAATTGCAAATGCTAAAAATTTGGCAGACGGAATCAACGAGATAATTGCAGACGAGCAAATTACACTTAGTAAAGAACTCATCTTTGATTACCAGACAGGACATGATAATGGACAATAGAACTAAAGCAGAAATCTTAGTACAATTCACACAAGACTATTTCAATTCAGATGAGTATGATGAATTCTTTGACTATAATGATTTAGGAATTCCAATGTCAATTGCAATCACACAAGACATGGTTATTCTAACAGATAGTGGCGAACAACTACTTGAAGAAACTTGGATTGAACTATGTAATTTATTTGAAGCAGACCCAAATGGTGAATACGAATCAATTGATGATTTAACTACTCAATAAAAAGTTGGGGTGGTAGCTCAGTTGGTTAGAGCAGCAGACTCATAATCTGCCAGTCGTCAGTTCGAGCCTGACCCACCCCACCAGGGGCGCGGATCGGTTCTAGCATACTATTACGAAGAAGTCAAATTTCCCCTGGAATATTTACACATTTTATATATTTGAAAAAATCAAGGAAAGAAGGTATAATAGATATTATGACTATTGTTATTGGACTCATAGATAATGGTATTGTATATATGGGATCAGATAGAGCTATGTCAGATGAATATTCTATATCTTCTCCTATTACCCCGAAAATAAAAAAGAATGGACAATTTTTAATTGGATATGCTTCTTCAAGGGGATCTGGACAAGTAGCTCATTATATTGATTTTCCTAATGTACTTAAGAAAGATGTAGATAAGTATATGAGAACTGATTTTATTCTTACCCTGAAAAAAGCTATAGAGCCATATGGTATTGATATATCAGATGATGACAAGGCAGCTGCAGAATTTTTAGTGGGGGTACATGGAAGATTATTTAATATATCTACTAATGACTGGCAAGTAAATGAATATGATAAATATACAGCTATTGGATCTGGTAATAGCTATGCAATAGGATCTCTTGATACTTCTTATACCTGGAAAGATCCTATAAAGAAAATAAAGACAGCTTTAGAATCAGCTATTAAAAATTCTCCTCAATGTGATTATCCAATAGATATTTTACATTCATGACTGACTTTGTAGTTCCCCCTGTAGGTGGGCGTAAGCTTAAGGTACGCAATATTTGTTATGATCAAGAGCATGACTGGACAGGGCAGTATTACGATGGATGGCTATTCTTAGATTGCACAATATGCGAGGCAAGAAATATCCAATATAGAGTAAGACCAAAACAAGCAAAGGCTTTATATCATGGATGGGATATTAACAAACTATATATATATCTAGATGAATGTGGAAATCATATAGATGCCCAAGGATTTTTAGAAATAGGATATTTAGAATATAAAAGATTTCAAGAACATCGTAAAGATTTTAAAATTGTTTCTGCCAAATAAAAAAGGGATTACGAAGGGGTAGAAAATACTCTGGAATAAATACCTATATAACTATATATAAAAATACTTTAAAAAGTATTAAGAATGAGTTAAAAATACCCTGGAATATATTAAAAACTATTAAAAAGTATATAGAATATGGGAAAATAAAACCAGGTATATGTTATAAAAAAGGATTACGATTAAGGTCGCAGGTCGCCAGTCACCCAATTCCCTCCACTATCATCCATTTCTATCCATTATTAATCAATATATATCATATAGAATAGCCAGACATAGTTATATTATGCTATTTAAAGGCTCTATAAGGCATTCTAAGAGACTTTCTTCTGGTTTATATGATCATATGCGAAGCATCAAGAAATGATCTAATAGGTGTTTATATATATAGTTAGATGTGTTGTTTATATAGGTAATAATGAGAAGATTTATTCATCCCCCCGAAATTTTACATAAGTTATAGCTTATGCTATTTAATGTATATTAGGGGATATTCTTATATATAATATAGTTGCTCATGTTGAGCATATGTATACTAATTTCCGCCGATTTTTTTCGCCCAATTTTTTGCGAATTTTTATTTTTTGCAATCGCAGCCAATAGATTCTATATATGCTTTTTTCTTGAGTCTGTAATGCTGATACGCCATAACAAAGTTCCAAGCAAACATAACTGCCATAAGAACCCACATAATCTCCATCTCAGTAAGAGGAGACCCTGCTGTAAGAGTAGGGTGGTCGTGATTCATTGCGTCTGCCTCCGACTTATATTGTATCAGGAATTGGCTCTTTTAGCAAGTAGGGAGTCAAAGTCTTTTTTCTTTGTTCCCCCGTCATATTCCCAGGCATAGCCTTCATTGATCATCTTTTCATTAAGAGAAGTTTCATCATCATTGATAAATAGCCATCCTAAAATACGACCATACTTTTCAGAGCTATCTGGCTTCTCTGTTTGAATTACTATATCTTCAGCACCCTCAAGTAAATGCTTAAGGTATTCTTTTACCTCTAGACCAAGTGCCTTTTCTTTAAGATCAGTAGTCCTAGACTCAGGAGTATCAATACCAGCAAGCCTTACCCTCTGTGTATACGAAACATTAAAGCCAAGATCAATGTCAACATCAATAGTGTCACCATCAACTACCCTCAATACTTTCTTTACTCGGTATTCATACATAGTAATTCTATTATATATGTGTATTTCTAAAGTCCCCGATAAGAGATTCGAACTCCTGACCTGTAGGGTAGAAACCTATCGCTCTATCCACTGAGCTAATCAGGGGGAGTCAGTTTGCCATGCCATATAACATGTGGGAGTATATGCAACTGACCAACATATACTGCTGCTCCCCAACCTAGACTTGAACTAGGAACATTCAAATTAACAGTTTGACGCTCTGCCGATTGAGCTATTGGGGATTGATATTTAATTATATTAAGTTAAGTTTGTTTCCAATGTTTTTTTCAACCAAGTTTATATAGCGAGAGTCATCAACAATTAACAGTGTATTATTTAGTATCTTGGAGATGCCACTTTTATTAATGATTGAAACGCTAGTAGTACGCCCACCACCTTCCTTTGGCTGGACTATTTTGCCCCAATCGGTTTCTATTAGATTAGAAGCATATGAAGCCACCATTATTGCTGGAATTGAATCTTTAAAATCCCAAATTATTGAAAGTAGATTGTTGGTTTCACGATGATGTGCTTTCCAGCTAATCCCTGAGACCAACTGCACTCTAGTTTCGCCAATTTGAGGCTTTCTTAGCCCCTTTAATGATAACTGCTTTTCGGATGGAACGTCTCCAACTGTTGCCTTTATTTCAATACCACCTGAATGAAATGGACTAAATGGCTCCTTGGCATATAATCTATCTTTAACCTTGTCAAACTCTTTTCTTCCAAATTCGTCTAACAGAAGTAAATCT